TAATTATTTTTCCTTATCTATTATATCATAAAAAAATTTGTCTGTGTCATCAGTTACAAACCCTTTGTTTTCAACATTCCATTCTGTAGTTTGAACTTTATAATCTGGCCAATGTTTAGAAGTAGTAAAGCTAGGGATACTCCAAAGAATACGATTATTAGGCTGAATTGCATAATTACCGTTATCAAGAGCCAAAACATGTCCACACTTATGTTGATCAGGAATTTCGGAATGTTCAGTATCAATGATATTACTTTCTGGATGTGCCCAATCCACAGTGAATAAATATTGTCCATGAATAAATTTTTTATCCTTTCCTAAATATTTACAACGTTGTCCGACTAGAAAATCAAAAGTAGTAATAGCAGGATAATAACTAAATGAATTCCATAACTGAAGATCTTCGAGCTCTTGATGTTCAATTTCTCTGCTATGCAAATTACTGCCGTTTCCTCTTTGAACAAAAGCAGAGATAGGAAGTCTCCAATAAATTGCACCGTTCGTAAGTAAGCAGTGAAACAATAATGCACGCCCGCTAATACTCCCAAGACCAAATACCACACAGTCTTCAGTTTCTCCTTGATGTTCTCGTAAGTCATATAAATATTCCTTTCTTATTTTGCAGTATATTGGGGGTATGTTAGCATTAAGATAGGACATTTGGCAAGTAAAATAATTATTTACTTTTCTTGTCTTCTGTTTTAATTTCTTCTGGTGCTTTATAAGTAGCTAATGAGCTTTCTTGTTGTGAATATTGATTAGCTTGTGGAAAATGAGATTGTATATATTGAGATGCTTCGTAAACTCCTGGTTTACCTTGATAAGCTGCTGCTTGAATAGATCCTCCAATTCCAAATTTAACAGCTTTACCTGTTCCTTTTTTTTGGATTCCTACTCCAGCCATGATAATATTATTTATCTATAAATAAAGTTACAATTAATCCTGAAGTGTTTGCTGTAATTCCAATACCATCAACAACACCTATAGTTCCAGCTCTGCCTCCAGCGTATACAACGCCATCTTCTGGAATGTATAGTGTTTCAGTCTGACCTGCTCCAACACTTACTGGAATATATAAATTTGTGTTAGTAGAAGAACTAACAGTTGTAGAATTTGCTAAACCATTAATAACTACATTACCAGAACTTCCTGTTGATTGAATCATGAAAGCTCTTAATCTTGTTGAGCCTGTAAATAAAACTCCATTTGCTGCTGAAGATGTGACTGGTTTGACGTCTGATTTCATGTTGCTATTTTACCTAATATTTGTGGGGACGTAAAGTACATCCCCACAAATAAATTAATTACTACGGTGTTCCTGCAGAACCGAAGATTCCTCTAGGATCAGACCAACCGAAGCTGTATCTTTCTCTAGCTTTAAATCTAACGTTTCCTGTATCAAAATCACCTTCAATCGCCGTTTTGATTGGCGCTCTAACGAATTCTTTTAATCCGTTTGGAGCATCAGTCATAATGAAGAATGCATCTGTGTCAGTTAAGAAGTGATTCACTCTGTAACCTTCAGGTATCATTCCCATATTCAACATAGCGTTGATATCGTTAACGGCTGTAGAGCCATTAAGAGTTGTAGATAAAGGAGATTTTAAGATTCTCTCAGCAGTGAATTGTAATTCTTTTGGAATTATCAATTTTCTGCCTTGTAGAGCAACTTTTAATCCTCTTTCATCAACAAACCCAGCAATATCAATCAATGATTGCTCAAGAGATGTTTCAGATAAGTCTGCAGCAGTAGATAATATGTTTCTAAATGTTCCGCCGTTAGCAAGAGGGTGAGCTGCGTTTAATAAAGAAACTCCGTCACCTCCATTGTAAGCACCAGAAGTATTGAAACCATTATTCAATATGTTAGCTGCAATTGTTTGTTTAGTTTGAGACATAGAACGAGCTAATGCTCTTGTGTATCTAGCTGCAAGTCTATCGTAAAGGTTGTCCTCAATAGCTTCTTCAGTGATTGCAAACGCCAAAGCAATTGTTTGGTGAGTGTATCTTGCTGTAAAAGACTCAGTAGCGTTATCAAATACTACTGGAGCGCCTTCTTGTTTAACTTCCGCGCTAGCGAAACCTGTAAGCATTACTTCTTCTTCGAATGCTCTCTCAGATGTTTCCATTGAGAAGATTTCAGCGTGCTCGTTGTCATATCTATTATATTCCAGGCCGAATAAAGCATTCAATCCTGGCTCTAGTTCTTTAACTAGCTGATTACGTGTTATAGCCATAATTTATTCTCCTATTATAGACCTGTTCCTTGGTTATAGAAATGATTGCTAATTCTAACCATAATGTTAGCATTTGACACTGTCAAATCACTATTATTAGGGTCTTGAGAAATATCAATCGCCTGAACTACGAAAGTAGAAGCAGTTCCTGAAGTACCCACGTCCAATTGAACTTGAGAAATTCCAGTTAATGTGCTTCCAGTTACGTTAGTTACTGAATAGTTTTGAAACAAATCCGCAACCACGAATGATAAATTCGCGTTAATTTCAAATACCGTGTCAGGACCGTCCACTACAAATGCAATAATGTCTGAAGCATTTGTGCTTGATGGATAATAGTTCTTGAACGTTGGTTTTTGAGTTGTTGGATCTGTATAAAAACAACCATTAAAAACACCCACAACAGCGTTAGAAGTTCCAGCAACATATCTTGTGATGTTTCCAGAAGTAGTTGGTATTACCAAATCTCCTTGGAAAATCGCAGTAGTATTGTTTGCTGCAATTCTATATCTGTTCTGAGCATTAATGAATGGACTGCCGTTTAGTTGTCTAGATGGTCTAAGACCAAATTTTTCTAGTACGTTTGCCATTTTTTTATACTCCGTTTGTTGTTATATTTAATTTACAGTAGTTGACTTTTGCCAAATAATTATGACTTACGTCCACCACCAAAAGTTACACGGGACTGTCTATCAATATTGATAGGCATTCCTGGTCGTTGTTCCTTCATTAGATCATTATCAATCGCTTTCATTCTGTCTTGAGTAATTCTTTGGAAATACTCGGCGCGACTTTGCATAATCTCTTTAGGTATCCTAGCCAACACTAGGCCACCAACCCCGATCAACCCTGCGTATTTTCCGTCGGAAATAACTGGGTAGTCATGATCACCTAAAGAATTTTTAATTTCTTCAGATCTCACAAATTCCCAACCTTCCCTAAGTTTCTTAGATACATTTGCAGTATCTTGGAAACCCATAGATTCGGTTCTGATCCATTTATGAACAAAACCTTCTGGCGCAGGTGGTGCATCCAGACTTGATGGTGGAGTCCAAGGCTTCTTACGAAGATCCTTATTTCTTACTTCAGACTCGCGTGAAGTTCTACTTTTATTTTTATCGCTCATTTATACCTCCTTCACGTATTTAGCGTATTCTTCTAGTGGCACCCCTAATTTTTTAGCAATAGCCACCTGTGACTTGGTGAGTGTCACGGTTCTGCGTCCTTGTTGTTTTCTTCCAGCTGAAGCCACAGTTTGGACGGGTTTCTTTGGCTCCTCTTTAACCTCAGTTTCCTGAGATTGTGCTGTAAACTTATGAGGATATAAATCCTTCATACGTTTATCTACCTCATTATAATACTCATCGCTCTCTGCGTCAAACCCCTGACTAACCAAGTCATCATGAAGCATAAATGCAGAATTTGTCATGAATTTATCGTTACCGAACCATTCATTTTTTTCAGCCCAAACTTTAGCTTTGGCGCTAGGAGTAGCTGTTTTTTGAGGCGTAACTGGTTGCGCTTTTTGAACTTTCTGTTCTTCCTCAAAGGCTTTTTTAGCTGCAGCTCGTTCGCTCATAACGATACGTGCCTTTTCCTTCTCAACGGATAACTTAGTAAGCTCATCATTAGCTTCCATTATTTGAGTTGCATCTTGAGACTCAATTGCAGATTTAAGTTTAGCCTTAACCTGTTCTCTTTGAGCATCAACTCTTGCATCAAATTCTTTAATATAGTTTGTATCTACATCTAAATATCTAGCTTCTGTTTCTGAATATTTCTTTTGTAGACCTTTAGCGAATTCTAAAGCAGCTTGTTCTCTTCTTTCTGCTTCACGTAATCTATAAGTAATCTTATCAATACGTTTTTTAACGCTTTCAGTATATTGGCTCAAGTCATCAACTTCAGGTTTACCTTCAGTTTTCTTTTCAACTCTAACTTTAAGCTCTGGTTTTTCTTCTGTCTCTTGAATTTCAACATTAGGCTTTTCTTCCTTAACGTTTTTTGGTTCGTGAGATGTATAACCAAGATCCACTTCACCTACATTTAAATTAGGGACTTGTGGTCTTTGTCTTTTTTTTGTTTCTTCTTTTATTTCAACTGAAGTTTCTTTTACATCATCTAGATCTAATTCAACTTCAGGTTGTGTGTTTACTACTTGTTTGTTTTCCATGTGTTGTCCTCCTTAGTACATGTGCAAAATATCAGCAGGGTTATCAATCTTAGCAATGATTTCATCATCATTAAGAATTCTAACTTCTCCGCCTTCTATTCTGAATCTGCTACCAGCATAACGTCCAAAAATTACCCAATCACCAGTTTTGCACCACGGTCCATTTGGAAATCTAACTTTGTCACTATAACAAAGATCTCCCATTTTAAGAACGTAAGCACAAACAGTAGTCATCTGAATAGTGTCTTTGGAATTATCTGATAGAATTACTCCGCCTTTAGTCGTAGCAGGTCCTGCATACGGTAATACAAGAATTCTATATCCCGTAGGATTAGGCATTCTATCTAATACGGATTTTTCTATTGAATCAGGATCAAGAACTTTTTTTATTTCTTGTTCCTCTTTATATGCGTTTAAAAGTCCCTCAATTTTTGAAGGAATCTCCTCTGTCGCCGTCGTCATCATCATTCTCCTTTTTTAGCAGGTCATTAAGATCCTGAAGCAGAGTTTCTAAAGCTCTGATTTGACCCCTAGAATAATGAAGTTTATCTATCGTGTCTATACCATAGCAAAGTTCTTCCTTTATAAGGTTTATTTGCTTTACTATTAGCCGTTTAACGTCTTGAACTGTATTATAATCAAACATTTAATTGTTTTTATTTCGTTTAATACGTCTTTTTAGCTCTTGTCTCCAGATCCAATAGTCTAACCAAGACGAAAATCTTTTAATTAAATTAAATATCATTTTTTTAGTTTCTTTTTTAACGCTTTAATTTGTTTTTGCAAGTTAAAAATGATTTTTTCTAAATCATTTGGTCCTTTATCT